AAACCAGCACCAGATAATTTGCTTCCTGATATTGCAGCTGATGCACTTATATCAGCATTAACAATAGTACCATCAAAAATCTTTGCAGATGTTATAATGCTATCTGTTATATCCGCAGCTGTTAAAGGTTTATCAGCTGGTTTCGTTCCAATGTAAGCCATTAATTTTCCTATGTAGAAATATCGTCAACTACTGAAGTCCAACAATCTAATGAACTTGCAGTATCAGAAATTATTTTTAGTGCATCACCAGATTGAACTACTACTTTTGATCCGCCATCTAAAATTTGTAGAGCAGAACCAGAAGGGATTGGTGCGTCTTTTACTAAATGAATATCGTTTGTTCCATCATTAATATAAACTGATGCTAAAACAGATGAACCTGTTACGTTAGCAACATATATTCCAACAATTGTATCGTATGAATTTGCAGTAAATGCTGTAGCTGCTGAAGTGCCTACATTATTATTTGTGTATCTTCTAAAGTTTTGTGCCATATTATTTTCCTATTATATTATATATTATTATAAAGCAATCGCCATTGCAATTGTAAATCCTGCACTTGGTTTGCTATCTAGTTGTGTTTGAATAGCTGAAGTTACACCATTCAAATAACCAAATTCTGTATTATCTACTGTACCTGTTCCAATTTTAGTAGCAGCTATTGAATTAACTGCAATGTTAATTGTTCCAGATCCTGTTACCGGTGAGTTAGTTACTGTAAATTCTGAAGATCCAGCATCTGCTAAACCTACAGACGTTACTGTTCCACCTGAACTTGGAAATACTTGTGTGTATGAAATTGTACTAGAACCAAGTGTAGCGCTTGTATCTGTAGTACATAAAAATAAATCGTCAGCATGAGTAGAACCTTCTGATACTAAAATTAATTGTCCAGCTAATTCTGATATTGTATCATACTCTGTATCTCTTGAAGCAGCACCTGAAGCCACAACAGTATATAAACCATTTTGAGATGCAGTAGATTGATCTTTTAATAAAACTCTATTTCCTGTTACTAATGTAACACCATCTAATGTATCACCGTTTTCTAATCCAGAAGATATAGCTACGTTAGTAGTAGAAGCAACTCTTGCAACAGCTCTTGTTCTAAGTCCAGCAACTAAATTATCAACATAGTTTTTAGTAGCAGCTTCAGATGTAGATGAAGGATCACCTAATCCTGTAATTGTTCCACCAGTTACTGCAACGTTATTTGCATTTTGAGTTGCAATAGTTCCTAATCCTAAATTAGTTCTAGCAGTAGATGTAGATGATACATCAGATAAATTATTTGAAGCTGTTAATTTTGTTCCAAGTTGCGTTTGAATAGCACTTGTTACTCCAGATACATAACCTAGTTCAGTAGACGTAACTGCAGATACAGCAACTTTACCAGAAGCATTAGAAGCTAAAGCTCTACTAGCAGTTAAATCAGATGATGTAATTGTAGTAGCGCCACCTGTAATTGTAGCTTGTTTAGTATCTATTTGAGTTTGAATTGCAGAAGTTACTCCACTAACATATCCAAGTTCTGTGTCAGTTGTTGCAGATACTGCAATCTTTGAAGATGAATTAGATATAACTGCTCTAGAAGCTGTTAAAGATTCTGTATCAATTGTAGTTGCTGATCCAGTAATCGTTGCTTGTTTGGAATCTATTTGTGTTTGTATTGCAGATGTAACTCCATCAAGATATGAAAATTCTAAATTAGAAACTGCACCGCCACCGATTTTAGCTGCGTCAATTGCTGCTGATGCAGAAATTTTAGCATTAGTAATTACTAGTTCTGGTATTGAATCATTTGTTTTAGATAAAGCACCAAGATAAATTGTAATAGTTTCATTAGATAATGAACCACTATCCCAAGTTACTGTTACAGTTGTGTTAGTTGAAAATGTAGTTGCACTAATTGTTCCGTAGATAGTTCCTGTAGCAGAACCTACAGCTTTTATTCTACGACCAACATGATAAAAACTTGTAACGTCTGCACTTGATACAGTAAAAGAAGTTGATGATGCATAAGCAACTGTAAATGCGCTATCGCCATCTCCATAAATAACCCATTGAGAATCATTATACCATTCTCTAATATCAGCTGTTAAACCTCTAAATGCGTTATTGATATTTGAAGGTAACATTCCTTCAGCAATACTAATTCCACCTATTGATGTATTACTACCTGCTGTTGAACTATAATCTTTTATTCCTGCCATATTAATCTCCTAAGAACCATGAGAAAACTTTATCGTTTTCTGTATTAAATTTATTTATATATGTATTTACCGCTTCTTCAATCTGTCTTTGAAAATATTCTTGTGTCTCAAATGAATACCTAACATTATCTATATCTTTTTCAATAACATCTACCATTATCTATATCCTGCTTTACTTGCAACAAAATCTACACCTTGTGCATTATGCCAATTTGTACCTGAAGCAACTTTAATATTAGCTCTAACATATCTTCCTGATTTTCTTACAGGATTAATACCACTATTTGTCATAGTAGATACACTAGATTGTGTAATATCATCTGCAAGACGCTCTCTTGTTTTAAGAGTAACTGTTGCTGTAGCATCTACTACTGGTCTTACACCGGTTATATTTGCTCTTGCTCCTGGAAATATTTCAAACTCTGATGTTTCTATTTCTGCTTCTAATTGATTTCCAGAAAAGATAGCAGCTTTATAGTTACTATCAATTGCACCTAAATACAACTGTCCACCAGACCAGAAATCTGTGTCTAATGCAATGTTAATATCATCTAAATCTTGAGATATAATATCCATTAATTCAACTGTATAAGCGCCAACAAACTGAGAAAATATTTGGCTAGCACTAACTTCTGCTAAAGACCATTTCTGAGTTGCATAATTATAAATTAAAATTCTATCACAAATACCAGTTGTATTATTTGTGTTGTTAGAAGATGGGTATAACCACATCGCTAATTGATTAAATGGATCTACAGTTGCAACAATTCTATCTGTGTATGCTTTGTTTAAATTGCCATCAAAAAATCTATTAACTTTTTCAGCTCCAATAGCAATTACGTTATCACCATCTATTTGAAAAAATCCGTCATCAGCATAAAAGAATACTCTTCTATTATCTTGACAAATAGTTTTTCCATAAACTGCACCTCTGTTTGGAGATATAACTGATAATCTAAATACAGTTGCACCACCTACATAGTCCATACGAATAATTTGGTTTTGTCTAAATACATAACCAATTTCTCCTGATGTAATTCCTACAACTCTTCCACCTGAACCTGGTAAATCTTGAAAATCTGCAGACTTTGAACCTTCTGTCCAAGTTGCAATATCATTTATTCCAGACCATTGAATTCTATTTGTTGCACCAGATATGTTTCCTGTAACTAAAAAATCTCTAATAACTCCTGACATTCTAAATAAAGGTGGAGTTCCATCTGTAGCAATAGTTGATAAAGCAGCAAAGTTTGTAGATGTTCCCATTAAATAATACTGAGGAGCATCTATTCCATTACTTGCTATGATATAATTTCCAAATTGTGTAAATGTAAAAAAATCTGTATTGCCACCAGTCAAAGAACCTTTTCTTGATGTAAATGTTCCAGAGTCTAATTGATAAATATTAGTGTTAGTTGCAACAAAGTTATAAACAGTATTAGTATTATCTCTGAATGAACCAGCACCCCTAGCGTCTGCTGAAATTGTATTAGAGCTGTAAGCAACCAAACTTTTAAATGGCTTGTAACCTTGTAAAGCATAATAAACATTCTTAGCAACGTTTGCACCTGGATTCAAGTGTTCTGGTTGATCTGGTAACCATTCACCAAAAGGTACTTGCATATTGATTATTCTGTTATTGTTGTAACGTATCTTCTTGTAAATGGAGAAGCTACTGTAACATCTGATCTAATTTGTAATGGTGATCCAGAATAAGCATCTTCTCTATCATTTAATTCAATTCTTTCTAAAGCTGTTTGATACATTTGCGACCATTGTTGAACTTGATTAGGATCAAATCCACCTAAAAAATTAGCGGCATGAAATAAACTACCATATAAATAAACAGCAGGGTGATCTGCTAAAATATAATTAGAAGTATTACATGAAGTTAATGGATCAAATTTTTTATAATAATTTAATACTCCTGAATAAGTTGAATCTGGTCTTGGAGCAAATCTAAATGTTGAACCTAATATTGTGTATGAACTTGGAACGCCTGTTGTTGAAGATGCTTTAACCGCATCCATTTGTGCAGGGGAAATAAAAGTCATTGGGAACTTTGCCCCATTACTTAAAATATAAAAATCTCTTACTTGTAAAAATCCTGTTGGAACGGTTTCTGTTTCAGCGTCAATTGTAATTGTAGTTTGCGCATGCATCTGACGTATTCTTAATTTAGCATTTAAGTCTGCTTCAGTAAGAACAATAAAATCATCTGATATTTCAGAAGTTAAATCTGATCTATTTAACCAATTGGCAATTGTTGTTTTTAATTCTGTATATGTACTTAAAGCCATTATAATCTACCTGGTGCTGTTCTAAACATTTGAAATTCAGAACTGTTTAATTTTTTTTTTAGTATTTTCTTTTGAACATCAGAAGGCAAAGCAAACCAATTTGAATTACCATTGTATTCTTTTGACCAAATTTCTAAAACTAACGTTGGAATAGAAGCAACTCTTTTTAAATCTTTAGACTTAGAGTAACCATTGTTATGAGAGTATAATTTTTTATTATGCTCAACAATAGGTTTGTAATCTATATTTCTTTCAATAACAACTTTATCACTATCTGAGTGATAAGTAGTTGTCATTAAACCATCTTTCTCAACTATCTTACTCATAGTCTAACTTATCTAAATGTATTTTATTACTTAGACATTTGACTAACAGAAGCAGTTCCGCCAGAAGATACTTGTATAAAGCTAATTTTCTGACCTGGATTTACTCTGATAATCTCAATTACGTTAGCTGGTAAATATGTATCACTAGAAGTCGCTGTTGGTGCAGCAGCTAATTTATAGTAGCAAGCTGTAGTTGCAGCAATTCTTATGTGATGTATTCCAGAAGCAAACGCAGCGCTAACCGCAGCTGTTCCTGTGTAAGCAACGTTTTCATTTGATACAACTGCAAAAGCTGGATCTGTGCTATTACCTGACATTATTCGTTCTCCTCATCTTCATCGTTAATATTTGTGTCAATATCATCATCGTCTTGACAATTTTCACACACCTTGTTTGATTGTTCGTATCTTAAATCTTCTAAGAGATCAATGATACTATCAATTCTATCATCTAAATTTAATTGTTTTTTCTTTTTAACCATTTTTTTCTCCGTAGTTAAATGGGGATATTGCTATCCCCACTATAATTATCGTCTAATGATAACAGTTATGTCTAATGGTTGAGTCGTAGATGACGCACCGTCAGAAGTAATTGTTATGTATTGACCCTCAGTAACATTGTTATTAGCTGTTGGTTCAGCAATATCAACGTCTCCAGCAGCAGATCCTGAAAAAGCAACTGTAAATCCACCACCTGTTACAGTAGTTCCATTTATAGCAGTTGTTACAGCAGAATTAGCTCCTGTGATTGCTCCGCCTAATACAGAAATAATTTCAATAATTTTTCCATCATCAGGTACAGCAATGTTAACTGAACTAGCAGCTGATACGTCAGCTAATCTAGCAGTTAAAAAGTAGTCATTAAGTGTTCTCATTTTTTTTTCCTTGTTTGCTTCGTTCCGTCTTTAGACTTCAAAGACCAAACTAAGTTAAGTTAGATATAGGGGAGAATAATCCCCCCTATATTTTTGGGTTATTATGACGTTGTTAAGTCAGCAATAATTCCTGAACCAGATTCTTGTCTAGATTCAAGAGTATATTCCACTAACAAGAATTGTTTCATAGCATCACCAGTTTTTGCTAAATCTTCTAAAGAGAAATCTCTTAAGAAAGCTACAGCGAAAAGCTCTGGAGTTAATACGAAAGCATCTCTAGCTCTTTGGAATCTGTTTGGTGTTACTTGTAAAGCACCGAAATCAGATTCGTACACATCAACAGCAGCAACTAATCTTTTGTTTTCAGCTGGGTCAAATCTTGTAGATCCACCTGTAAAACCAGAAAGTTTTTGTTTGTTGAAAGAACCAACCATAACCATTGAAGGGTCTCCACCGTTATCCCATACTGATTTGATAACAGTTTTTAGTTGATCTTCTGTGAACGCTCTTTGAGTTCCATCAGTTCTAGCATTTGTTCCAGAAGTTCCTGGAGCAGATCCGCCAGATCCAGCACTTTGGTTAGTTTTTAACCAAGATCCTAGTCCTGAAAGTTCTCTAGCTGTTGAGTCATCCCCAGCAACTTGAGCATTGTTGTCGCAAAGTGATGTTTCCATATCTCTTTTAAGCTCTTTTGAAGCTTTAGAAATTTGGTAAGCAAGCTCAGAATTTCTTCCAGCTTTGTTAACCACTTCTAACGTTCCGGAAATGATAACAGATTTTGTAGAAATCTGAGTAACGTTTCCTCTTCTTGTTGTGCTAGACGGTGCAGAAAAAGATACTTCATCTCCTTCAATCTTAGCATTATCTGCAGCAGCAGATGCTAATGTGTCTAGTTGCCATTCATGATTCACCGCAGTCGCTTTTGACTTTGCAATGCTTGACATGAAAGGCGTATCAGTTGGAGATATGTTATAGATAATATCTGTAAGATCTTCTCTAAGTCCAACTGCATCATACTTACTATATGTGCCTGATACTTGTGCCATAGTTATTTTTCCTTATTTTTTTTTGTTGGTTATAATGTCATAGAAGATGCTTGCGGCATCGTTGACATTGCCTGATTTTTTGAGACGACCCAACTTTTCTTTACGCTTCTGAAAATTAATATCAGAACTATCTTTTTTCACACCAGAAGATAAAAACTTACCTGGCTTAGATGCTTGCGCAGCTGAGAGAGGTTTAACGTTCTTCATATTTCTGTACTTTAAAGCATCATTCACTAGCATAACAATTCTATGGTCATAGATTTGTCCAACTTCAGAATCATTAAATCCGTAAGAATTTAAAAAATTTCTTAAATTGTTTTTAATTGAACTAGCTTTTTGAGCATCAGTAAATTCTGGCATTTTTTGTGCCAAGATTCTTTGTTGCTCTTGTACGTATGAGTTCAGTTGTCTTTGTTGTTCCTGTTGTAACTTCTGAGCAGCTTCCATCATCTTATCCTTTTTAAGTCTAATTTGACGTTCTACTTTTGTAGCTTCAACTGGATCTTCTTCATACAATTTATTCAGATCAACATTGTTGATTTCTGAATTTAATTGTTGTTGTGTAAAAGCAAGTATCTGATTTAATTCAGACAAACGTTTAGAATAGTCTTGCCTTTGTTGATCCGTTTCAGACTGGAATTGCTTTTTTTCAAAAGATAATTCTTCTGTCTTTCTACGGTAATCAGCATCTCTGGAATAACCTTTTTTTAATTCATCTAAGGTAACCTTTAATTCTTGACCTGCTACTTTTACAGTAAAGGTGGAATCAGGTTCTTTCTGAATGTTATCTGTTTGTTCTTGAGATACTTCAGTTTCAGAAACATCACTAGTCTCTTGTTCTGTTTCTGTTTGCGTTTCCTCTGTAACCTCAGGTTGATCTGTTTCAGATTCCTGATTTATTGGTTCTTCAGCAACGTCTTGTTGTTCTGTTTGAACTTGAGCTTCTTGCTCAACTTCAGTTTTTGCTTCTGGTTTTTTAACCTCAGCAATTTTTCCTGTTTGCGGATTAAGCAATCCAGAAATTGATTTTGCAGCTATCTGCACATCAGACGCAGCTCCCTTTGTTGGGTTAGCTTGGTACTCTGACATATTGTCTCCTTTTAGTTGAAGTTCCGCTATAAAGCGGTTGACCTATCCTAATTTTTATTATTAGAATTTTTGACCATCAATGGATTTTCTGAAATCTTCTAATTGCTTCTTAGCAAGTTTTCCAGTTTCCATTATCTCAATAAAGTGTTGTTCCACTTTTTGAACAATTTGAAATGCTAGCCATAATTTTTCCCTAGCATCTTGTTCGTTAACGCCTGTGTTTAACAGACTTTGAGAGTACAATTTTTTTAAATTTTCTATCGCTTCCACAAAGATTGGATTTGATAAACCTAGTCTTGCTTTTTCCGATCTACTTAGTTCCGATTGGAGTTTCGCTTGATCCGTTTCTTGCATTTAATTCCTGTACTTGTTGTCCAAATTCTTGCGTAGCTTTTTGTGCCGCTGTTAAATTCTTAGAAGCATTATTTAATCTAGCTTTAGTTAGATCTACTTCTCCTTGTAATTTTGCAACGTCAATCTGTGTATTATACTTTAACTCTAATTCTTTCATTTTTGATTGAAAGTCAAGCTGCATTTTTGAACTATCTAGTTGTAATTCTTTAAATTGTAATTCTAAATCAGCTTGTTTTCTTTTGTTTTCACTATCTATTCTAGTGAATTCAATCTTTTCAATAGGTGTTAAAGCAGGTGCTTGTGGTGGTTGAACATACTGCATACCAACATCTGGGTTAACAAAGTAATTCTCTGTATTTTTAAGACCAGCATTTTCAATCATTTTAGATAACGTATTATAAATATTCTTTAACGTTACCATTGGATATTCTTTATTGCCTTGCAAAGTAAATGCTTGCATTTGTTTTTCAAGAATACTGTTTAAAATAACTAATTGTTGTTCTTTAGAACCAGAACCTAATCCAACTACAATATTAATATTATATTTATCTTTCCATTCAGTTGGTCTTACTGGAATAAATACATTGTTTAATTGTACTAATCTTTCTACTTCTTGATATTTAACTGTTAATTCAAAAATCTTTTCAAATAATTCTTTAACGCCAGTCTCTGCAAATATTCTAGCAATCAACTCCATACGCATTTGTGTTTGCGTCATTAGAGTATTAATTCCTGTTGCAGTTTTATTTAAACTGTCAGCGTCTAATCCTTGCGCATATCTTGTAACACCAGTTCTAGTTTCTCTAACTGTGTCTAAGTATTCAAGTAATGGAAATGCTTGAGCAGAAATTGTTTGGTTCTGCATTGGTAACATAACTTGAGAAGGTGGTTGTTTTGTTCTTACAACTCCGCCTGGTCTAGCTGTTAGTAAATCATCAAGATTTACCATTCCATCCATAATCGCAATACGATTATTATTTGTCAGATACATATTATCTAACAACTGTCTTAAAACTGTAGATTTAATTAATTGAATATCTTGTACTAATTCAGAAACTGATCTGCCATAAAATCTATGTGGCATTGGTATTGGAGTTAACGAACAAAAAGGAATAGAATCAACTTCAACGTTTTCTAAAATATTATCTGCAGTATCTCCTATAACTGTAATCTTTCTTAATTCTGCAAGACCATCTCCATCAAAGTCTAATCTTACATAACATTCAAAACTTCATAGCATTAAAATAAGACGACACTCAGATGAAGGTAGAGTTAAAATTGAAAACGTACCACCAGAAGAATTTTTAATACAAAGAAACGCTAAAACAATTCAAGATGCTAATTTTGTAGCTCATAGAACTACTAAGACTAGAACTGAATTAATTCAAATGGGATATGACAAAGATGTTATATCTGCATTACCGCACTCACAAGAAATTATTTTTAACTCTGAAAAACTAACTAGGTATTCTGATATAGACGAATATCCTTTTGCTTCATCACCAGACTC